ATTTTCCCAACAAATCACAGTACGCAGTAATGGAAAGCAAAGAATTGTCTATTCCAAGTGTGGAGCGTAAGGATGCGACCAAGGTCAAGAGTCCCAGCTCCGTGGGTCGACCCGACTTTCGAGTTCGGTTCCCACAACACGGTAAGACGGAGTTTCCTCGGAAATTTCGCTTCCCCTCCCAACATATGGCGTTCCGTTTGGACAGGCCGACTAATTTGCGAGAAGACGCATTGGCGGAACTGCAGCAATATTGGGATTTGGCTTCTATGAAGCCCGAGGGTGTTTGGGGTCATCCTTATACCGCCGCGACTAGAGACATCGCTGAAGCGATGGCTATTGAACACTGTATCTTGCATTGTTATGAACATAAGATTTACGGTGGGTTGATACTAGACGTTGGCGGTAATGGTGCGCGTCATCGCACCCAGCGGCGAACGTTTATACATTCCTGCAACCCTGATCCGGAGAAGGTTGGTAAGAAGGACGTTGGGTGTCATTATCCTGTTATCGACTGCCTCCAAAAATGTTGGCCGATAAAAATGGACGACGACAAGGAACTCTTTGGACCGGTAATTTCCTTCTCGACACACGCCATGTATTATCTCACTGACGATGACTGGGAGTCAATCTTTGATCACTCAGCGTTGAAGACACACATTGCGGTACATCATTTCTTCCCTGATGATGGGAAGGAATTGAGCCGCGGTGAGTTGATTTACGCTAGAGATGAACAAGGAATCCATTGTCACGCCGTTGGAAATACGTTGATATACCACCACCCGGACTTGGCGTGGATGGCCCAAGGTGTGAGACGAGTTGGGAAATGGATTATGCGGTGGAAAGGTGTTGGCCGTGTGGGTGACCATTTCATCACACGGTTCCAAGCTGTTTTGGCGGAGAAGCCAGAGTTGCCGCAAAAACCATTGCCCGTCCCAAAGAGCCCGAAACCAACACCCGTTGACACAACGAAAGGCAAGAAATCTAAGAAGCATGATGAAGTATTGCATGAGATCGTAGCCAAGAAGTTGAAGGGTGGAGGGGATCGGAAAAAGTCGAAAGACAAAGCCCCTCACAATGTGACCGTTGAGGTTGGTGAAGAGAGTAAGGAGCTCGACATGTCCAATTGCCAGTATGCCGTCAATGCCAATGCCATCGACTACAACTATGCCACTCGTGAGTTCACGTACCGCTATTTGCCTAGTGGACGTGTGTCTCTAGAAGGGTGGTTTGAGTTTTGCGAAGGACGGCTTAAGACAACTGTGCATGTGGATGGTGAGTATTCTGTCTTTGATCCATCGGTGCATGAGAAGATTCGTGCGTCAACCTGCGGCACTTTGTATGCAGTAACAAGAGGCGATGCTGTAGGCGATGCCACTGTACGCTATTTGGCTACTCCTGAAGAACGTATTTGGGAGTCCATTGAAGCGATAGCCACGAGAGTCGATTACCGCCAGTGTTATCGTATGAAATATTGGGAGGTGATGGTACGGGCACATTACGTCCGTTATTATCGTGACTACGCTGGATTGGCGGCAGACATAAGCAAAGCCATGCGCACCCCCCGCTTTAATGAGATAGTGGAAAGGTTGCTGCAGGAAGCTGAGTCTGAACGACAGCGCATAATTGAGCTGAGGTTGAGGCAGATGTGTTTTGGACATAATGTTCGTTATGAGGAAATGCTCTATTACACAATCTACAATCCTTTGGCTCGGTTTGGGGAGGATAACTTGGTGAAACTCGCACGGAGACGGGTTCACAATTGGAAGCTATTGTTGTCTTCTCTTGGCATTGCGGCGTTAAGCCGGGTTGCCTTGCGCTATTGCCCGATCATCGCCGGACCGTTGAGCGTGCTAGCCCTAGTTACTGGTGTTGTAGGGGCTGTGGGGAGACCAGCGACTATGGATGACATAGCTGCGGTCGCCTTCGCAAAGATACCCCAGACACCAATTTTGATACCTGCAGCGATGGCAACACTTGTGAAGTTTGCTAAGCAAGACAACGAGGTCCCTGAGCCTATAAGGGAATTAAAGGTGGATGATGTTACACAAACATTTGGGGACGCCACTGTGCAAAAGCATGGTGACGCCTCTGTGAATGTGTTTGGCACAACCATGCCTGTTCCCATGGCTTATCCTTTAAATTGCCCTGAAAACGCACGAGCTGCACTAATCATGCGGTATTTAAACACCCCTGAGCCAAAACCCAAGGCTTGTATGGAGTTGTTGGAGTATGGGATGGATGCCATAGATCGGTTACCGACTTTGACATTGAGCCCCTTTGACAACTTGAAATACCTGGTTGGACGTTATGGTGAAAGACGAGGCACTGAGTACTATGAAGCCGCGATGGCTGGTTTATCCAGCCGCGATGTTGAAGCTGGGCTCTTTGTCAAGTCGGAGGTGTATCTGGGCAAAACCACCAATAATGCCAAACCGAGAGCGATATGTACGCGCACACCTGCTGTGGTAGGAACCTTTTCCGGTTACTTCCAGCAGATTACCAAGTTTGTTGCCACCGTTATGTCCTCTGAGACTAACCACTTCTATACGTGTGGAGCGGATCCTTCAACAATCGGTGCCTATGTGGAGAAGATGTTCGAGCAATGCCGTCATATCTTTGAGAGTGACGTGAGTAGCTGGGATGGGTCTCTAGCATTGGTGATGTTGTTGTTGGAATACTACTTCTTTAGCACGAAGGTTGATGGGATGCCTGAGGAACATCGTCAATGGTTGCTTGACAATTGGTTCAATACCAAAATCAAGATTCCCGCTATGTTGAAGTTATTGGCTGACCGTTACCGGCGCTCGGGTGATTTATGGACTGGGGTGTTTAACACTCTATTGAACAAGATCATCACGTGTTGGTGTTATGGCATTCCAGTATCACTCATATGGATAGAAATCATGGGCATGTATAACGGTGATGACAACATTGTTGGGTCCAATAAGGATGTAGACTTGGATCGTGTGCGACAACGTTACTTGGATATCGGGATGAAATGTGAGATCATACCACGCGATACCATTTTTGAGACCACCTTTTGTTCAGGGCGGTTCTGGCCTGTTAGTGGATCGATCGTATGGGGCAATATGCCTTTTCGTGTACTAGCAAAACTTGGGATGAACCACGGCAATCATCATGAGAAGCTGTGGCCTGGGTTGTTGTATGGCACTGTTAAATCTCTACTCCCGATAAGTGGCCACGTTCCTATCATCGGCACTGTGTTGAGAGCCATAGCCGAGAAGATGGAGTTACGTGGCATCAAACCACGCTACGACAACCGGTTTGAAAATCCGACCCGTCCACGAGGAACTAATGTGCTGTACCCTGATCTGGACACGTATGCTATGTTTGCCGAACTGTATGGTTTATCCATCGAAGCAGTCTTTCACATCGAGGAACGATTGGAAGCTGAATTGGCTGTGATTGAATTGCCAGCAGTTTTCGTTGATGAGCAGATTATACGTGGTTTCATGACAGACGTGGGTCTTGATCCTAACAACCCCGATTCTTGGGATAGTGATAGTTTACACTTGAAACTACTCGAGGATGGTGGAGTTGAGGATGCGGCACGACGTGAGGAGATTGACAAGCTGTATGAAGGGAGACAACGTCGCAATTTTTGGGACGCCATGCATGCAGCGTTTGACCACGGAGAGCAGGAGGAAGCAATTCAACCCTTAGCCAAGAGAAGACCCTATCTTCATATGTTGTTTACAGCGATGTCGTGGGTTGACTTGCGCTTGGGGATTGCTGCACACCGGGCTTATAATGAGTTCGCTGTGAAGTTTGGTTTGCCCCTTGCCAATAAGAAGAAGCTCAAGAAGCAGGCTCAAGAAAAACCCAAAGTAAAGGTTGAAGTCGTGGAGAAACCGAAGAAGAAAGATCGCAAACGGAAGGCTGAGTCAATGGCAAAGACTGGCGCGAAGTTGGGCGAGACCTTTTTCGGTGCTCCCGGTCGCCTATTGGGTGGAGTGGCCGGTTCTGCAGTGGACTTCTTAACTGGCCGTGGTGCTTATAAGGTCAACTCTAACACGGTATTGTCCTCTGGTGTTCCGTATTTTGGTCAGAAGCGGAAGTGTGTCAGGATCAAGAATCGTGAGTACTTGGGCGATGTTGCAGGGTCAACTGCATTTACGATTACACGATTTCCTTTGACTCCGACCAATCCCGGCGCTTTCCCTTGGTTATCAGGTGTTGCAAATTTGTTCCAGCAATATCGGTTCCACGGGTTGGTGTTTGAGTTTGTGTCAACGAGTGGGGAAGTGACTGGATCGAACACCGCTTTGGGTACCGTTGTTATGGCTACCTCATATGATCCGACGAAACCCGTATTCGCTAACAAGTTGCAGATGGAAGATAGTGAGTATTCAACTACCACGTCTCCACGCGATGATGCGATGCACCCGATTGAGTGTGCCTCCAAGAGTGCGCCATTACAAGAGTTGTATGTACAAGGTTCCGATGCGTCCGGTAGTGAGACGGATATTCGGTTTACCACGTATGGCAACTTTCATATAGCCACCGTTGGTATGCAGGCGGCTAACACCATCGGGGAATTGTGGGTTTCGTATGATGTCGAGCTTTTAAAGCCGATATTGTCTTCGCCAGGTAGTTCTGTGTCGAGCTTCTACGCTTCACGTACTGGAGTCACAAATGCCTTGCCTTTAGGTACTGGCATTGGTATTTCGTATGGCATAACGAATGAAGTATTTACTGGAACGAAGATGTCGTTTGACCCATCAATATCAGTGGGTTATTATATAGTGGCGATTACGTGGGAAGGCGGTTCAACCGCTATAACCTACCCGTCGTTCACGTATTCTAACTGCAGTGCAACGTCGTATTACCGTAGTGGAACGGTGGGTTTAGCCCAAAGTCCACAGAATGGTGCAACGACGTCCAGTTGTCATATTGAGGTGTTGGTCACTATTACGGCTCCTGGTGCGAGCATCACCCTTGGGACCGCTGGTACACTTCCTACATCCGTCACGTCTTGTGACTTCCTCGTGGTCTACGCCCCTTATGCGTACATTGCTCCACCTCCGATCGTGATGACTTTGTCTGAGCGGTTGCAGGCTGTGCTCGATTTAAAGCATGCGGATGATGTGCGGCATGAGTTGGCCGTAAAGACCTATGAGGCTGAGATGAAGGGTGACCACCATGACGCTGAGCGTTATGCGGCACAGTGGGTGACTTTGGGATCGTAGGTACGCCACTCCCGGCAGGGTTGGGTTTAAATGGCACCCGTAAAACGCCCTCAATCCCGAGTGGGTTGTCCAAAACCAGGACGTAAAATGGTGCTTCCCGTTAAGGGTCGGTCAAGTCGCGAC